GAACTGGCGGAACTGATCCACATGGTCACGAACTGTTTCCATGAGCAGTACCCAGAGTGGGCGATCACGGATACTGACATCGGAATCATCGACATAAGTACGATGGGGGAGGCAAAGCGGATGACGGCAGCATGCCGTGTCGAGTTGACGCGAACGGACGGGGCGCTGAAGATCTGTCTCGGAGGTCAAGTGAAAGAGAGCAAGGAGCGCGACAAATGAATCCGGTGTTCATCGTGTATCTGATCTGGTGGATTATCATGTTCCACACGCTAGTAATGGATTAGCATGGAGAGCGAGTCCCCGGCATCCTATCACCTCACCCGGCGCGAGCCGGAGATAGCGCGGTCCGCTCAAACGGACCCCACAAGCCGGGGCTCGCTCTCCATGGTGATGCAGATCGCAGTTGTTCACAAGTGCATCATCTGGTATACTCCCTTGGAGCAGGGGTATTGAACCTGAGATAGGCAAGCAAGGAAAAGGAGGAAGCGATGGCGAAGAAGGAGATCATGGAGAAGCTGTCAATCTACATCCCTCAGAGCAAGATGGAGGCGAAGCCGGTCGAACGGCTGATCAAGCTCGGGGCGAAGAGGGACCGCTCGATCAACTACCTGGTTGTGGAAGCAATTGTCCAGTATCTGGACCGCGAGGAGAAAAAGTAGGTCCAGCCCGATAGCAGAAGGAGCGTGAACATGAAAATGGAGCGGCCAGCGCAACTGGTAACTGGGTACGTGTGCAAGTTCGGGGAAGAGAATCTCGCAGGCGAAGTGATCGAGCACGATGCTGTCGTCCGCGCTCCGAAATGGCTTGCGACAGAGTTGGAAAAGGACGACTTCGGCGTCAAGGTAATGGTCGCGGTCCCAGTGGAAGACATGCCTGGGTTCGGTGAAGACAGGCTGGATCTTTCGGCCGGCGAGATCGAGATGCTGCGGAACATCCTTGCGGAACAGAAGACGAAGGTAGGAGAAACGGTGAAGCGCATGCAGGAGGATACGCTCCTCGCGAAGCTGGACGACTACCTGAATCCTCAGTTGTTCCCAACGCAGCGGCCGGCAAGTTCGTCCTCTAAGCAAGACGATGAGACAGTGGCAGAAGAGGCCGAATCGTCACAGTCAGGTATCGATGCGGGCGAATGTGTCGATGAAGACGAGGAGGACGCTGGGAACGACGACGAGAACGCGGGCCTATAGAAGTTGGCAGGGCGCAAGGAGCAAAGGTGTCCCCCCGCACTCCGGGTCGGGGGGATGCCTAATGGAGGGGAGATGCCAGAGGGGAGTCAGAAATCCAAGCGTGTGACCGTCACATTGCCGCCAGAGGATCGAGAGTATCTGGGGGTGATGGTGAAGAGAGCGGGGCGTGAAGGCAGGCGCGTGAGCATTTCCGATCTCATCCGCGAGGCGGTACATGGATACATCAAGAACCACAAACGTCGTTCCGGTAGGTGAGTCTGCACGCGGGTTGCTTGAGGCGCGACGCCGCCAATCTGCACTGAATCCGTATATGTGGGCGAACGCTTGGCGTGTCATGCCCGACAGGCGCACGTACTCTATCTTCAATCCAACGCGATGCCAGCCATATCTCTACGAGCCCTATCTGGAGATCGGGCAGTTGCGCATCCCTGGAGGAGAGATCGTGGTGATGAAATGTGTCCAGACCGGCTGGACCGAATTGGGAATCAATTCGGCGCTGTGGTTCATGGACACGAAGCGTGAACCTGCTCTCTACATGCTGCGGACGGATGCCCAGCTTGGACCGTTCGTTCTGGCGCGAATAGACCCGGCGATCACGGCTTCTCCATACATCCGAGAGGGATTCTCCACCGTCGCCGATAGCGCACATCTCAAGATCGGATGGAAGCAGCCGCTCTACTTCCGTGGAGCTCATTCGGTGGACAGTCTCGTCGAGTTCTCTGCCGGGTTGATCGTTCATGATGAGAAGAATGACTTTGACCCCGAAGGGATCGCAGCATCACTGGGGCGGCGAGAAGGGATGATCCACAAATGGGCTATCGCCCTATCGAATGCCAAGGTACCCGAGGACGGAATCCATCTGGAATGGCTGGGCGGATCCCAGGGGAAGTGGGCATTGTGGTGCGAGAAGTGCCAGGAGTACGTCATTCCACAGTGGCCGGAAAGTGCGAATCGTAACCATCCATTGGCCCCGATGTGCCCGAGCTACGATCACGAGCTTGACAAGACACAGGGCAAGTGGATTCACGCAAATCCAGAGGCAAGCTACAAGTCATACACGATGGATCACTTCGCATCCCCACGGACGACTCCCATCGAGATGATCGAGGAATGGGAGAAGATCCATGGCGATCCGACGAAGATGGGTGCCTTCTATAATCTGCGACTGGGCCTACCATGGGCGCCGGAAGGAACGCAGATCACCGATGTTTCGGGGCTTCCTTCAACAGGGCAGATGATCCCGTCCTATGATCGCTCGAGCGTCATGGGCGTGGATGTCGGGCCGGTGCTGCACGTCGTGATCCGCAGATTGCGTGGCGGGATCCTGTGGGCAGGAATGCTGGCCGGCAGTCACGCCTGGGACGAGTTGGGCCGTAAGATGCACGCCTACAACGTCCTGCATTGTATGATCGACGCGCAGCCAGAGAGGACGAAAGCGAAGGACTTCGCCAAGATCTTCCCTGGAATGGTGACCGTCGTGATGTACAACTCGAATCCAATGGCGACGGAAGCGAAGTGGTCGGAAACAGAAGACGGCGTTCCGATGTATACTGGACTTCGAACTCCGATGATCGATGCAGCCTTGGCCCTGATCCACACGAAGACGGAAGGAGTCCCGAGCAACTTGCCGACGGACTTCTGGGATCACTTCAGAGCCGTGTCACGGCAGATGATCAAGCGTGCGGACGGTCAGATCTACTCATCGTACGTGAATTCCAAACCCGATCACTACGTGCATGCGTTCACGTATGCCGTGTGCGCGGGGGAGAGATACGGCGGCTCTGACGGCGAGCGGACGCAGTTCTTCCCTGGAGGCGGACGCAGGAAAGAGGAGAAGAAGAAACAGGAGCAGCAGGAGTATCCCGACGATGTGATGCTGGCGTTGGCGCGTGGACAGGGATACGTCGGGAAGGGTTGCACGATGCCGGGCGGCCTAGCAATGAAACTTGTCTATGAAGGGAAGGATCCGTGTGCAGAGTGCATGGAGTCGCGGGACGTGTGCGGTGGGAAGCTGAGGAGAGGATGAACATGAAACTAACGAAAGGGACGGTACTCAGGGCGCGTGGAGGATGGGATGCAGAGGTGGTGTGGATACACGGGTATGGATTCTACGCCATTCATCAGCCGGACAAGGACGTAAGCGCAAGTGCTCCAATATCACACGGACCAGACGGGAAAGCCCACAGCATGTTCAGCGTTATGGAGCCGCCATGCTATGCTGTAGGCCATCCAGCCGATCTTGAGATGGGAGACTACAAGCTATGAAATACATCAAAACGCCGGATGGACACATCTATGCCGTGGCCGCGCTATGGCCACCGCAGAGAAGCGGAACGGGCGCGGGGCAAACCTGGCGGATGTACCTGATCGGACTGGACGGGGAGAAACGCCTGTATGCGGAGTACGCAACGGTCGAGGAGGCCGTGAAGACTGCGGTCTTCGCGCAAGCCTTCTTCGCCAGCGGGCGCAATCTGCTGGTCGCTGCGAAGAACGGAAAGCTGTCCGCGTCGGCTGGGGGGGATGACGACCTGCTGCTAATGGCGATGAACATGGATACAGAAGTGCAGCCCCTCGACGCAGTGCAAAGCGAGGCCGAAGGAGATCCCGAATGATCCAGACGGCAACATGTATCGTTGGCCTGGAGAGCGGCGGCGATGTCTACATCGGCGCGGACTCAGCCGGTGTCGCTGGCTATGACATCAGAATCCGTGTTGATGAAAAGGTGTTCACCAAGGGCCGGATGATCTTCGGCTTTACATCGAGCTTCCGCATGGGGCAGATCCTGCGCTATTCGTTCAGCCCGCCACAGCAGAGGATTGGACAGAGCGACTATGAATACCTTTGTGGCGTGTGGGTGGATGCGCTGATCGACTGCCTCAAGGAGAAAGGATATGCGAAGGTACACGAGAACGAGGTGAGCGGCGGGGAATTCGTGCTCGGCTTCAATGGGAGACTCTACTCCATACACGAGGACTTCCAGGTTGGAAGCTACAATACCCCATACGTAGCCTGCGGATGCGCAGAGAAGTACGCGATGGGAGCGATGGCCGTGTTGGAAAGCAAGCATCTCGGGCCGGAAGAGAAGCTGGTGAGGGCGCTGGAGATCGCAGAGCAGTTCAGCAGTGGCGTACAGAGGCCATTCGTGATCAAACGGTT